CCGCTTGACATTATCGGTGAGTTTTCGACCTTATTGATTGTCTTGGTGTAGCCCGCCGCGCATTTTGCAACGCCGCGCCGAAAAAACTGAAACAAAAGGCCGCGCTATGACGGCCAATACTCATCCTTTTTATAGTTAATATCTAGCAGGTCAGGGTTGCTTAGCAGGGCGTTACAGGCGCTTCTGTGGGCTTCAATGCACTGCCTGCATGATTCTGTCTCTTCGGGTGTGTACACGCCCAGCGCAGCGTTAATTTGCCCTACCTCGTTCCAGTGCAGTGCAATGCGGCGCGAGCACTCCTGGCGGACCTTCTCTTTAACGGCTTTTAAATCGTGGTTACGCTGGTTATTAACGGCTTCTATTTGCTCTGCGTCCATGCCGATTTGCTGCATGTAGCTGATGCTGAAGTCGGTATGTGTTTGTCCTTTAAATATATAAGTGTACATGGGTTAATCCTCTCGTTTGAAAGTAACAGAGCCTAAGACTTTGTTTCTGATGCGGTATGAGTCGGCGTATTGCGCGTGGCCTACCCAGCTTACAATGCGCCTCTTTATATAGTCGTGGTCGATGTCTCCGGCGGCGTAAAGACGCGCCATCTTCTTCATCTTTTTATTCATTCGTTTAACGGAATCTTTGCGTATTCGCTTATGAGTTGGCCATGTTCTATAGCCGAGGAAGTCGAGCGCTCTTCCGTTATTTTGGCTGACCGGAAATATCTGTGTTTTATTGTTTAATCGCAGTTTCAAAACATTATTTAAAAACTCAGTAATGGTATTTAAAACCGTTTTTAAATAGCTTTTATCGTGATGAACAATGACAAAATCATCCATATAGCGAATATACCGATGGATGCGCAATTCGTGCTTAACCATGGCGTCCAGTTCGTGTAGATAAATATTCGCCCACAGCTGACTGGTGAGATTGCCAATGGGCAGTCCTTCCGGCCATGAGCTCATGATGTTTTTGCAAAGGTCTAGTGTTCGCTGGCAAGCTATTTTGCGGCTTAATATACCGGTTAGCACCTGCTGATTAATCGATGCAAAGTACTTGCTGACATCGGCTTTTAGGCAGTATGCGGTGCCATGCTGGCGCTGTACTTCGCGCAGCCACTGTTGCGCCTGGGTGCTGCCTTTGTGCATTCCTCTGCCCGGGCGGCAGGCGTAGCTATGGTGTATGAATCGCCGCTCCCAAATCGGCTCTATCACGCTGATAAGCGCGTGCTGGGTTACGCGGTCGCGGAACGGTAATGCGGCCACCAGTCGGTGCTTGGGTTCGTGTACGTAGAATTTGCGGTATTGGCCGGTGCTGTAGGTCTCGTTTATCAGGTGCTCCTGAAGGCGGATTAGGTTGCCTTCCAGGTCTCGTTCAAAGCGCAGTACCTCTGTTCGTTCGCGTTTCCCGAGGCGCGCTTTTAAGTAGGCGTTATGTAAGTTTTCGAGCTCATAAATGCTCGGGTAAAGGTTCTTGTATGTCTTCACTTCAAATCCTTTTGACTGCTTAGGGCGGCAGCCGAAAGCGCTCGGTGCGCCTACTAGCCTACGGCTGCCTGTATATTTTTCACCTTGTGGGTGAGGACTAAGCGCCCTTTTAATAGATGCACTGTCAGCGAAGCCGTGGCCGCGCTGCTTCGGGCAATCATTAAGAGCGGGGCGAAACCCGATATTGCTGTTCGTGTTCGAACGCTCGTTGTTCAAGTTGCGAGCGGCGAGGCCGGCATTGGAGCCGTTGTTCCAGTTGCCGCCACGAAACGGGAGCCGTTGTAGCACTTAGCCCTTTTCCTTCTTAAGCCAGCTTCCGATGAAGCGGCCAATCTCTGCCAAATGACGACTCCAGACCTCGTATTTCTTGAAGGGAAGATGCCCGAGATCTTTGGCTAGTCGTACTAATCGACGGGTTAACTCAAGCTCTGCGTCAGCGTCCTGTAGTGTTGTTTTCTTGTGGTAGCGCTTTGATACAACAATCATCAGTCGCAGTAGTCGAAACATGCTCTGCCGGATTTCAGCGCTCAACACATGTCGCTCCGATTTCGGAAAGTGAGCGAGCGCTTTATATCCGTATTTTATCATCTCTTCGATGCGTTGAATGACGATTAAATCTTGTTGTACGTGCATTTTAAAACCACTTAAAAGTAATGCTGCGCTATCGCGCAGCTAACAGGAAACCAAGAGCAAGAACTCATGCGACAAAAGCGGGGCGAAACCCGATACTGCTGCTCGTGAGAGAACGCTCGTAGCCCAAGTAGCGAGCGGCGAGGCCGGCACGGGAGCCGTTGTACCAGCTGCCGCCACGAAACGGGAGCCGCTCGCCTCCCGTTCTGGCGTATAAGCGGCCTTGCGGGGTAATACCGGCAGGTGAGAATAGCAGGCGTTGCAGCAGCTGTGATTCGGTGTAGCCAGCTTCTTTTGATAGCGCGCCCCAGTCAGTGCTGATAGCGTCTTCACTCGATACGCCTGGGCTGTTTTTCAGCGTGAGGTTTCCGCTTTCGTTGGACAGGTAATGCCCTTGCGGTACCCAGTTGATTTCGTCCTCGTCAAAGTTGTTGTCGGTGGTGCAATAGACGCGGCCGTCAACCAGTTTAAGTTGGTCGCTCCATTCCCATGTGTTTCCTGTTAAATCGGCTATACCAAAGGGTGAGTTATCGTGGCGCCATGCTTCGGGTCCCGAGCCAGTCAGTATTCTGGCTGTGCCTGATGTGTCACCTGCAATACCGCCGTCTTGTCGGCGACCGAGTTCATGGGTCGCGTCATGGGCGCGCCCGTAGTTTGTATTGCCGCGAGGTTCAAATCCGTTAGCCATGCACCAGAGTGCTATCGCCGCCCATTCGTGCTCTGACATTAAATGCCAGCCCTGGCCGTTCGCCTGGCACCATGATTTTGCCGTGTCGAAGTTCACGGAGGTGCGCGGGTCGAGTCCTGGTAGCGAGACGACTTGGCCGTTATGATAATGCGCCTGGAATGCGCCGATGAACACCTCTGATTTCTCCACGCCGTTCACCATAAATGCGGTCGCAACACCGGTGCCGAATGGGTCGCCGGCAAAGCCCAAATCTTCATACCGAAATTTGTAGATAGGCACCATGATGCTAGGGTCGCCGTTGGCGTTATACAGTACTGTGTTCTTGCCTTGCGTTGACAGCTCGACCTGTTTGCGCAGCGTGTCGGGAATGAACGACAGGCCGCCGGGGATTGATACTGACTTAATGACGTTACCCGTTGTGCCAAGCCGCTTGTTAAGCTCCGCCGTATCGGGCAAGTTGTCATTAGCGGTGCCGACATCACGAGTCGCTGCGCTTTTCAAAAAGCCTTTATTGACTGCGTCATCGTTTGCATTGGGTGTGTTTGTTTTTACACGTCCGCCGTCGTCGCGTTTTGCAATTGAATCAGCTGTCGGGTTCACTGACTGGCTACCGAACAGCGCTTCTGATGCTTCAATCAGCTGCTTTGCCTGCTCACTCAGCGCAAGGATTGCGCCGGGGTGCAAAACGCCTTTTGCAACTTTTCCGCTGCCTGAGCCAGCGTCCCAGCTCTCGATGGTTTCAATGGTGTTGACACCCGTATCTGTTGTGTAGGTTCGCTTAACCTCCAGTAGCTGGCCTTCGATATACAGTGACGAGCCGGGTTTTAGTCCTGCGATGTCATCGCCTGTCTGGACTGTGATGAGCGCGCTACCGTTTGTCACGGTGACGCTGCTTGCTCTCCATAGGATACTCATGCTTCCTCCGAAATGATTGATAAGCGCTGGGTGTTGTCGTATGTAGGTACTGAGTGGATAACCTCTAGCCTGTATGTTCTGTTTGCTGCCGTCTGAAGCGAATCTGTAAACGTGAACGAGCCATTAAGGTTCCATTCCTCTTTGTATTTAATGGTGCCGCCATAGGCCCTGTACGAGCCCTGAACGGTGTGAGACGAGACCAGTACTTCGCCGCCTGATGTTTCTCTGTAAAGTTTGAGCGTTGCTGTCGGGTCGCCTATACCGACCGGCTGGCCGCCATTAGGAATGTCCCTGAAAGCCGATATAGCAATCGAGTTTTTGATTTCAATGATGCCGCCGTTTGAGCCGAACGGCCCTAACACGACATCAACTGGCGAGCCGATGCTTGAGTTTTGCATTGCATTCTTAAGTGTGCCGGCAGTGATTGAGCCGCCGAAATACTGGTCACCGTCTTCACTGAAATAAGCGAGGGCGTTGGCTTTAGTGAGCCCATCAAAGTTAACTAGCTTATTCGTTTCGTCATACGTGTAGCTGTTTCGAGGGCCTTTCCACTCCAAGAGGTTGTTAGGCCCGAACGCGCTGGCGGTCTGTATGCTCATGTAGTTGCTGCCAACCAGCTCTATTCGGCCTGATTTAATGACTGGCGAGTTAAGCTCAGTTCCTGCGATAAATTTGTCACCGGCTATTGTGCCGGTCGCCACCATGCTTCCGTTGATTAACAGGGCAACCTGGTCCCAGCCGCTGTTAGTAGCATTTCGTTGGCGCGCAGACGAGTCCGAGCCGTCAGTGAGTGTCTGTACAAAGATGTCGCCCGGAATGGGGTTACGTCCCACTAGCGCCTGAAAGCGCGACCAGCCCTGGTTCCAATTGATTGTGTCATAGCGTGCGCCAAAGAAGCCTGGTCCTGTTGCCCCGTCGTTGCCGGCTGGTCCCTCTGGTCCTTGTGGGCCTTGAGCGCCATCCTCACCTCTAAAGCGTGACCATGTGTAGTCGCTTGGGTTGCTCGACTCACTTGCCGTGGTCTTGTTTGTAGCGATACCGATGTACTTCGTGTTGCTGTTCGGAACCTGGTACATGCCCGAGCCGTCAGCGTTATCTGAATACGCAATCCATGTGTACGTTGTCTGGCCGTCTTCGCCGGGCGGTCCTTGAACGCCGTCGGTGCCGTCTTCGCCGCGGAAGCGTGTCCACGTGTAATCAGCGGGGTCGTTCGATTCCGTTGAGCTCGTCTTGTTGTAAGCAAGCCCCATATAGAGTTTGCCAGTCGGGTCGTTGCTAATGCCCTGGCCGGAAGCTCCGTCGGCATAACGTATCCAGGTGTAGTAGACCTGACCGTCCTCGCCGGGTTCTCCGGGTACGCCCTGCGGCCCTTGCGGTCCTTGTGGGCCTTCCGGTCCCTGCGGACCGTCCTGCGGGATGCGGCCAATCAGTGCGCCTAGCGTTGGCTCGTTGCCGTTGACCTCTTCAAAACGCGGGCGGGCGAACTGAGCTTTGTGATTCGGGTTGGTTACGTAGTAACGATAAACCCGCTGACGCTGGGTGTCGCCGCCGGCGTTTTTAAACTCCGTGATGCTCGTGACTTTTTCGCCGGTTTCCGGGTCGTAAATGCCGGACAAGTCAGAGCCGTTACCTGTGTAACTTCGCGGGTGAATGATTCCGATAACCAGGTACCATTTATCCAACTGCGGTAGGTTGCCGCTCCAGTGGTATGGGTTGCCGTTACTGGTGCCATCCAGGTTCTTTGTGTTTGACTGTGAGCACCCCAGGTACAAGCGCTGGCTGTTGCCGCCGGTTTGTTTCATCCAAACGGTATTGCGGTAGGTCTTATCGGGATCGATATTCACATCGATATTCCAGCCGCCGTCGCCATTGTCGTTACCGTTGGCCGTTGTCCAGATAGCCTCGACCGCACCCAGTGGGCCCGTCTGATATTCAACTGCGTTTTCATCGTCCGTACCATTTTTGGTGAACGGGCCTTGTGTGCCGCTGGTACCCGGTGTCCAGTGTGCTGACGGCCTGATGAGGTTGTTATCCGTGATGCGCTGATAATCTTCCGGCGTGCTGACGCGGGTACCGCCGATAACCATGCTGCCGCCGAACAGCCAGGTCTTGTCGTCAGTACTGTAGTACAACTGAGGATTGCCGTCCGTGTCGGCAAACTCGTAAACGTCGCCCTGGACGCTGATAGCATTGGTTACGCCACCGATGGTGATGCCGGTAATGACAGCGCGGCCATCCTGCACCTGCTCAACGCCAACATAGGCGCGGGCTTCGTACTGCTGAAGCTGCTCGTTATATTGGCTGTTTAGGTACAGCTGTGCCTGAGCAAAGTTCTCAGACGAGCCGACCCGCGATGACAATATCTGAAGCGCCCGGGCATATCCGTTAATGTCTGTTTCCGCCTGCGACAGGCGCGTTGACTGTGCCTCGATTTGCTCGCCGGCCTGCTGCGTGAAACTGTTCAGCTGCTCGATGCTTTTCGCCAGTGAGCCTTCGTCTGACACGTCGATTTGAAGCTGGTCCAATGCCATGGCAAAGCGCGCATCTTTGTCGAGCTCGCCAAGGCGGTACAGTCCGTAATCCAGCGTGTTTTTCAGCTCTTCAATGGTGGCATCTTCTGCCGCTTCGCGGTTGGTTGATATGCCAAACGCCTGGCTGGTGATGGTGCCGGCCTGTGCATCGAGTGTTTCTTCAACGCTGGTGAACTTCTGGTCGACTAACCCTTCGCGCTCGCTTAGCTGCTCGTTCAGGCTGCTAACAAAGGACGTGAACGTTCCCTCTGCGCCATCGAGAAACAGCGCCGCGTCATTGGCTTTCTCAACGATGCCGTTGTTTTGAATGTCCTGGTAAGTGGCTGTGATGCTGGCGTAGCTGTCGAGGCCGTTTAATACGCTTTCAACGTTCGAGCGGGTGACGGCGTTTTCTTGATACGTTGTCACCGTAACCCGGTCTTGAATCTGCCCTTCCAGTGCCGATATTTGAGAGCTGGCCTCAGTCACTTGCGCCTGAATGTTCGCCAAGTCCTGAAGTGCCGCGTCCGGCTTATCGATACTAAGAGACAACAAATCAAATTCGTCAGCCGTTGTCTGGCCAAGTGTAATGCGGAGCCCTTTGATGTTGCCGTGATAGCTCTCAAGCGCGGTGAAATCGACAATGCGAATGACGTCGGTGTCGAGTTGCTCAACCGGCTCAATGATGCCCTGGTAGCTTTGTGTTGAATCATCGGTGAATGTCACGATGATATTGCCGAGCCAGCCATCGCCCGCCGTGCGGCGTACCTTAAGTCGCACTACGGGGTATTCAGAGCCGTTGTAGCTAAGCGTCTGGTTCTCGATGTCGCCCGTGGTCAGACTGATTTTGTTGTTGCCGGGTGTTACCGTACCGGTAACTGCGCTCCAGCCCTGCGCGCTGTCAAAAAAGTTAAAGGCGTGTGCTGGCTCAAGTGCCGATATCGAGTCCGCCACAATGGCCGTGGCTTTTTGTTCAATCACGCCGGGCAGTAATAGCAACTCTGCATTGAGTGTTTCGACCTGGTCTTCTGCGTAACTGATACGCTCGACTGCTGCCTCCACTTCACCGGCTACGCCATCAATGCGCAACTGCGCCTGAACAAATCGCTCATCGGTGTAGCTAAACGCCCGGTTAGTGATTTCGCCGGTTTCGTAATTGATGTCAACGGCGGCACCAATCAGCTCCATCGAGTAATCAACGCGACGGCGCATTTCATCGCGGGACGCAGCAGATTGTAAAATACCGGACAGAATCGCGGCGTCTGATTCTTCCCTGGCAAACAGCTCCGAGCCAAAGCGAATCTGCATTTCCTGGGCGTTTGCATTAACCAACTGCTGAAGTTCGGCGTAGTCCTCATCAACAAAGCGCTGAAAATCGGTTTCAACGTTGCTTAAGCGGCTCGTGTACTGGTCAATAATCGGATCGACCTGCGATGTGTCCTTCGTTGTTCTGATGGTTTCATGCCGCATTGCCGACTGACCCAGTATATTAACCGTGCGGGCATAAACGTCGTGCTCTGTATCAGGTGTTAATCCCGGAATAACAATGCTCGCACCACGGCCAATGATGTTATCCGGCGTACCGTACGCAAACTCGAACATCGTGCCCAAACCAATGCCGGCCAACTGCGGGGCAAGGGTGATTTCCCAGTTGCCGGCAGTCGCGCCTAGGCTTGTCGGTGGCGACGGCTCGTTCAATGTCAGCGATATGGTTGCGGGTACCGAGGTACGGTCATAGCGATTGCGAGCGTACACTTCAATACTGTACTGCCCGGCATCGAGGCCGTTAATGTCCTGTTTTAACTGAACGCCGCTGCGAGCAATCACCGGGTATTCGACAATGTCGTCACCGTCTTTGCGTACAAGCACACGATATTCAGTCACAGCGCGTGGCGTTGGGTGCGACCAGGTGACATAACCCTGACGGTGCGTTGATACCGAGTCAACAACAAAGCTCACTGATTCAGGCGCGTCCGGGCGCGTAAAGTCCGGTAGTTCGGTGTTGGGTGTCAGGTTGCCTTCAGAGGGTATGAGGCTGTCGCTATAAAGTGCCGGTGATTCTTCTTCTAATACAAGCGACACCTTCTTCGAGTCTGCGTCAAATCCCCAGTCGGTCACGATAAACTCTTTATCAATGCCTTCGTTTGGCAGGTCGACGTGCACCGTTTTGCCCGCCATGGCCAGCAAGCCTTTAGCCTTGCATGGGAACTGGATGCGCATCCCGGCGCGGTTGCGCTCAAGGTGATACTTCATTAAACGCTGAGCCATTGTCGCTGAGTTGGTAAAGTTGAGCTGCAACTCGTCTTCAAGCTCCATACCGTCCCGGTCAACGTAAATACTGTTCGTGACCACGGGGGCGTCCGTTGGCTGGTAACCTTTTTTCGGGTCTTGCAACGATGCGCGCACCAGGTTGCAGCGGTCTTTCAATTCGCGGTGCGGCGTAATGTTGATTTCACCGGCGGCATCGGTTTCGGTCAGCGTCAATTCAGCCATCCCGTGGTAACTTGCGGTTTGCAGATAAATTTTACCGCCACGGCGATAGGGCTTGCCGCCGCATGAGCTCATAATGCGCTCAAGCACTTTCGGTGGTGACTGGTCAAACGTCCACGAGCCATTGCACGTAAAACGCTTTTCAGTCTGTTGCTGGCCATCGCTGTCAGTGTAGCTGACCATCTCATCACAAATGTTCGCCTGCTCCATAATGTGAGCTAGGTCGAACTTGTTCAGGCTGAGCTTGCGAAAGCCGTGAAAGCGCTGGTAGTCAAACGCACAAAGAATGCTGTTGTCAGACCATTCCCACGTCGCTTCATCATTGGCGCGGTGTGGGCCATCGCCGCCCACCGTGGTGTCTTTACGTGGGTCGTAAACACGCTTCCCCTTAACTTTAAATGTGATGTTCTGAAGGCCTGACGGCATTTCTTCCGGGTCGATAGGGATGGTCACGACCGCATAAGCACGCCCAAAGCCGACATGATTTTCTGTCCAGCCATCGCAATACTGAAGCGCGGTCTGGTTGGCGGTCGTCTGGTCGCCGCGCATGATGGTGTAGGTGGTGCCGGAGGGTTTAGGCTTACCGTTAACTTCGTACAGCTCCGCGGACTCAATTTGATGACCGGCCAGCGTAACGGCAACGACATGAGCCTCTTTATCGCCCATTTTCCGTTTGCCATAGCCGATTATTGAGCCTGACACCACGCATTCACCATAGACCCCGCGATGGGGCTGCAATGGTTGCGTTGTTAGCGTCTGTGATTCATTAACCGACTCTTCCACGCCGGGCATTTCCGGTTTTAGCGAGCTTTGCAGTGCAACGGTACCAATCGCAACGGCAATACCCACGACAACTTCGCTGGCGGCAAACCCAGCCGCAACACCGGCAGCAACAGCGGCAATAGCTGGAGGCATTAGCTAAGGCTCCATGATTTGAGAACAGACTCAAGCGGCATCCCTTGCAAGCCGATCTCAGTTAATACCCAGGGCTTGTGATAAAACACACCAGCCACCTGCTGGCCATCCGATTCAACAGCAACAATCGCACCGCGCACGAGTTTGCCGTCCGGCTCGCCAAGGCGCTGGGTCAAAAGCTCAACCACGTTGGCCGCGCCTAAGCGTTTCATAATGCGACGTGCACCGATGGCTGTCGTGTAATGGCCGCGAACGTCCTCGGCCACGTCCTTGCCGCCCATCGCCAAAATAGCGTTGGCCGCAAACAAACAGCAGTCGTTTTCGCCCCATTTAAACGGCGTTTTACGGGTCTTTAAAAGGAAGTTGGCCAACTCGGTCGGCCAGTCATTCGCTCGTTTCATCGCTCGTTTAATCTCCGAATACGTTTGGGTGAGGTGCCGCCACCAGGCGAACCGCCGCCGACTTGTTGCCCAGGAACGTCGCTGTCGATACCTTTGGCAAGCTTTTCAACCTGATCGTAAATCTGGTCACCAGGGTGAATAGCTTGCTGTGCTTCATTGGTGATGCGGGCGTTTTGTACTGGGTTGCTCCAGCGCTCGTACCAATCCGTCAGGCGCAGCGTGACAGTAAACGGCTTGCCTTTTTTAATGGACAGCCCGCCGTTGAATCCATCAAATAACAGTGCGCCGCCGGTAATACGGCGTTTGTCATCGAGGCCAACCAGGTGTAAGCGAGCGGTTAGGCCGGTCGGGTCTTCATTGACAATGTCTGAGAACAGCGTCAAATCATCAAACAGCATCGACACCTCAAAGCCATTAGGCGACTTGCCGGCAGACTCTTTGAACTTGCCGATTTTGGCCAGCTCACCCACGCCCAAATACACCTGGCCGTTATAGGTGCGCTCACCGACGCCGGTATGCGCCCGCACCCATCCGCTGGGGAATTCGATTTCAGCGAACACCAACTGGCGTTTTGGGTCGGTGCTCAGTAGGACCTGCTCAATGCTTGGCTCTGTAAAGCGGCTCATCGCAACGCCTCCTGAAAGTCCACCTGGATATTACGAAAGCCGGCCTTGGTCCCAGAGAATGACGGCAGCTTATCCGGGTCTTTGAGCATGGCGCGAACGCGAGGGCGGTTGTGGATCAGAAAATCGCCATCCAGTGGTAGGGTGATAATTTCCGGTTGGAAGTTCAGCGTGACAATGCCACTAGCGTTGCTGACCGCATCTTCGGTTAACTCGTGCAGCCGGTTGCCCAACTGAAAACGATCACCGGCTTTAGCGACCGTTTGTGACGCCGCAAAGCCCCGCGCGGTTAATTGAACGCCGTATTGGTTTGAGCCGTGCACCACCGGCGTACCGTTCCAGCTGCCTTCGTTGCTGTGTGCGGTGTCCTCGATAAAAGTCACGCCGCTATGGCCGCGCAGGGCAAGCAAGTGCGCACGTAAACGACGGCCTTCGGCCTTGGTCATAAACGCCCAGCGCAGAGAGATATGCCACTTGTCTCCGGGCTCTTCCCAAATCTCTTCCACCCGGTTATAAGGCGAGAGCATGGGCTTGGTAGCAAAGCTTATAGTGAAGCCGCTGCGGGTCGGTTCAATGTCCGGGAATAGGTTCATGCCGCGTTACTCCGTAGTCGCTGAGACAGAGGTCCGTTGTTGGCAAAATCGTCATACAACTCCTGTTTCATTTGCTCCATCATCTCGTCCATCACGCCTTCTAAACGGCTTTCCACACCCTCGGCAGCACCTCGCGCATCAATGGCAATCTGTGGTTTGAACTCGACAACCTGAGCGCCACCACGACCACCGGCCATGCCGTCAACACGGTTAACCAAGTTTTCAAAGTTATCGCGCTGGCGGGGGTTAAGCACCATCTCGTCGCGGCGCAGCATCCAGGTGCCTTCATTCGATGCAGGCACACGAGAAATACCGTCGTGCGCTTGTCCTTGATACGACGTACCTTTTATTGTTGTCAGCAATTTGCCACCTTCCGAGGCAGCCGTGGCCATCGCGGGGATGTTAGTCGGGAATGGTAGGGCGAACGCATTCGATATGGCGGTTGATAAGTTCAGCACACCCTGAGCAATGGCAAAGCCTTTACTAACCGCAAACATCGCCTTATAGGCAGCGGATTGTTCACCGCCGAAGGCTTTAGCCAGACCCGCCATGCCGTCAAAGATTTGCTGGCCAGCATAAAGCTGAGTTTGCAACTGCTTGCGCTGGAGCTCTTCGGTTTGCTTATCAAAAAGTTGCTTGGCCTGAAGCTTAGCGCGCTCGACTTCCTGAGTTTTGGCAATCTCTAACTGGCCGTACTGGTCAATTAATTCCAGGCGCTTTTCGTATTCAGCCTGAAGGCGTTGCTCCGGCGACATCAGGTCGTTTTCCATCGACCCAGTTAATGAATCAAACTGCTGCGCGGTCTGTTTGTCGGCCTGTTTCTGCTCTTCCTTTTTGCGCGCAGCATCGGCTAAACGCGCTTCATTTAATAAGCGTTTTTCAAGTTCAGCGTTGATGCCCTGAAGCTCGCCATGCTCAATTTGGTAACGAACCCGGGCAAGCTCAGTAGTAATGTTGTGAACGTTGGCCTGCTCGCGCAAATTCGCCAGATAGTCCTCAGCGGTCGACTGGAGCTGCTGACGCTCTTTTTCGGCATCGAGCTCTTTGGCTTTTTCAATCAGCAGTTGTTTGGTGGTGGCCTCGATTTCTTTTAGTGCCCCGTGCTCCACCTCATAACGCACCTTGGCCGCTTCGGAGACCTGCCCCTGAAGTTGCTTTTGCTTCTCAAGGCTTTCCAGCATCTTTTGCGCCTGTTCCTGCACGGATTTAAGGCGCATTTTTTCTTTTTCTTGCTCTGCCTGGTTGTTCTGGCTCTTCTTCTCGTCGATGGTGCCAGCGCGCTTTTCATTCGTCTTTGCCAGTTTGTCGCGTTTTTCCGTGACCTCTTCAATAAGTAGCTTTAATTCCTCAAGCTCCTGGCGCATTTGTCCGCTACGAAGCTCTGGCGAGGTGCCACGTGCGCCTGCGTAGATATTTTGCTCACCACTGGTTACCTTTTTCTCAAGCTCTTCTTTTTTCTTCACCAGTCCATCAAGGTGCGCATTCAGCTTATCCAGCTCGTTGCCCGCTGCTTGTTGGTCTGTTTTTAGTTGCTCAACCGTTTTTGTGATGGCGTCAGACAAGTCATAAAGTGACTCCGAGTATTCGAACGTGTCTTCAGCGGCTTTTTTGGCGCGGCCACCAAAGGTCATCAATGCCAGGCCGCCAGTAATGAGCAGGCCCGGCCAGCCACCTAGAATTCGTAAAACACCGCCACCAATACGTCCCAGCATCCCCATACGACCGGCAAGCGCTGCGGTCGCGGCTGCGTTAGCGGTTTGCGCGGCTGTGACGCGGGCGTTCGCTGCCGTTAGCGCGGTTTGTGCGGCTGTGTAGCGGTTGGTTGCCGCTGTTGCGGCCGTCAGTCCGGCGGTTGAGGTACGAAACGCTGCCGCTTTGTTCAATTCAAATTGTGCTGTACGCTGCGCCGCTACCGCCTGCTGGTATTCCGCCTGAAGCGAGCGCTGTTTGGCCACCAGTGATCGGGTTTCTTCCTGGGTGGCACGTGCACGTGCCACGATATAGGCACCGAGCATACCGGTCAGTGAGCCAACGCCCGCAATCAGAGTGCCTTGCAATGCGGTGGCAAGGGTCTGGGCATTATTGGCCGCAAACTCCATCGCGGCAGATTGTGCGTTTAACAGCGGGGTCAACGCATCATCAATCGGATCTTCGAAGGCGTTAGCCATGGCGTAATAGCTGTTGCGGTTACGCTGAATTTTCGAATTAATATTGTCATAGGTAGACTCGGCAGCGCCTTCCCACTTCTTCAGTGCCTGTATAAGCGTTGTTTTGAAAAACTCAGAGGTCACCTGGCCGGAATTAACCATTTGCCGAAAGCCACCTTCACCGGCACCGGATGCTTTGTCCATGGCTTGCAGCAATGAGGGTAGCGACTCAACCACTTGGTTAAGCTCTTCGGCACGCACAACAGGCGAGGCGAGTGCTTGCGATAAGCCGTACATGACTTGCTGCACTTCAGCTGAAGTAGCACCTAAACCCGCCGCTGCATCATTGATGCCGATCATGATTTCGCGAGTTTCGGCACCGGTGACAATGCCGCCACTTTGAAGTGCCAGCAGACGCGCGTAGGAGTCGGTTAACACCAGAATGTCCCGGCTCTGGCGCTCAGCCGTTTCGCTGATAAAGCTTTGTGCTTCAGCAAACTCTTCGGATGAGCCGGTCAGATTACGAAGCCGAACCTCTGCATCCTGCATCTTGCCGGCGGCACTGGTCAGGTTGGTGGCCATGTTCTGAAGCTGGGTGACACCGAAGTATGTCGTGATAGCAATGCCGGCAGTACGAAGTGCACCGCCCATGGCGCTACTTTGGCGGGTGACCTGGTCGAAGCCACGCGATGCGGTTTGAGAGCTTGCGCCGGATGCGCGCAGCTCGCCATTTAACACCCTGTTCTGGGCGCTGGCTTTACTGAGTGCATTGACCAGGTCTGAGGATTCGCCCTTAAGGCGTATCATCAAGCTTAAATCGTTACTCACGCGCTCTCCTCGTTAATCGCATCGCTGTAGTAAGCGGTCAGTGTGCGCAGGTTCTGATAATCGGTTGGGTTTATCTCGATACCGCGCATCCGTGCATCCGCTTCTACGGCCACCACATCCAGCCCTAAACAAAAATGCTGGTTCCAGCGCAGCAGGTCGTACACCTGAAAGAACCATTCAACCGCTGGATAACAGCTGTTTAATACCTCAATCTCATCGCTACTGGCGGCGCTCATGCGCTGTTTTTCTACCAGCTCTTTCGGAGCTCCCGCAGCTTCCATCTGCTTGATAAACGCCGCGTCTTCTTTCGGGTCGGCGGCGTTTCCTTTAGCAAGCTGATGGGCCACGGACTCTAGTTTTTTGCTTCAGCCCCTATCAGCACTTTTAGAAATGCCTGGTAAATGGCCGAGGTGTAATAGGGCACTTCGGTCACTTCACGAATTGTCTCTTCTGCGGTATCAATATCTTCTTTGGTCTCACCAATACCGACCACCACATGCCGCATCAGCGCCTCTTCACCCAGCGCCTGAATGCGATTAAATTCAGAGCGGGTGATGTAACGGAACCGACAAAAGAAGTCGTGCTTTTCGGTTTTGCCGCCATCCTGAGGGACGTCTGCCGTCACCGGCCAGGTAATTTCATTAACGCGTTTAAACTTAAAACCCATGTCTATTTCTCCCTGTTAGCCGGCGACTACGCAGTCACCAGCGTTTCATCTTGAATAACCCGGAACGGGCAGTCGAACGTCAGTACACCGTCTTTATCGCCGTAGGTGGGCTTACCTAACTGGATGGCCGTACTGGCGATGGTGACGATGTTGCCGTCAACCGTGCCGTGCACCAAGTTAATGGGCATCGTTGCCCCGGCCACATAGACGGAGGTTGGATCAAAGTCGGCGTGCGCCGGTGCTTCAAACACAATCTTGCCGTCCGGCTTCCAGTCAGTGATATAGACCTGCTCAGACTTGGTGTTTTCGCTGTAAATAACTTCGCTCTTACCGTCGAGCTCAAACTCGTGCATCGACAACTCTGTGCTATCCAGCGTAAATGTGGTGTGCTTCGCCCCGACCGTTGCCGGTATTTGCCAGCCGCTAAAGTCAGCTACCGGAATACTCTCGCCAGCCAAACCGCCAAATAGGCCGGTAAACTCAAATTCAATCTTGGGCACTTCGCCAATTTTGGCGACGTACTTATAGGTGCCGCGTGCACCCAGCACTTTGTGATTCACACCGTCAACATAAGCATGGAGCGTGACGTCTTTCTCGGTGTTGTTCTCGATACGAGCGTAGGTCACTTCAGTGGTGCCGATGGTCTCACTAAAGCCGCAGGCCTGAAGCAAGGTGGTGTAATTGGCCGGTGTAATCGGGTCGCTACCGCCAGTCAATTCAACTGAGAACGTGACCTTGCAGTGCTTGCCGACGACCAGGAACTTGTTATTGCCCGGTCGACCGTTGTCAAACTCGCGGTCTACTTCGGTCGCTTCAATCGGAGTGACTTCCAAGTCCATTGTCTGCATGGCTTTGGGCGTCTCCGCATTGTCGATAATATGATCTTCGCCATAACTACCGGTATCTTGCAGCGCGGCCAGTAACAGGCGTTTTTTCGTCTTACGAGACATGTTCTTGTCCTCTGAATGTGAAGCGGCTGCGGTATTGCTCTAACCAAAAGGCCGCTGTTTTGCTAAATGACACAATGCGGCCCTGGTCAAACAACAAGGCCTCGTAATTGTCGTTAGGCTCCCAGCCGAGCAAGTGCTGGCGAACGTGAAGTTTCAGCGACTCCATGCGCTCAATCGCGTCACCGCCCAAACGGTCGTTAATACTGCGACAGGCAATTACCACACCGACGCCGGTGGTAATCGGCTGTTGAAACCGATAGGTGTTTAGCTGCTCTGCCGCACCCCGGTCCGTCATTGGAATAACAAACGCCGTATCTGCCGCAATTCGGTTATTTTTGATGACCGAGTCAAGGTTGGTGGCCGACTCGATGTGCTGAAATACCGGCTCACCCTCAATGGTGAGCTTTTTCAGGCGCTGCTCAATCAACTCGCGCATCATCAGATAAAGCCTTTGGATTTATCGCGGTTGAACACATTGCCGCCTGACTGAATATCCGGCAGGTCGGTCGAGCTTGGTGCGCTATTGTCGGTGTTAACACCGAGCGTCACCTCGCCACGGCCTACCGATTTTAAAAAGGCAATCGCGGTGTCGTATCGCTTAGTGACGACCTCAGGCGCGTCGTTGTCGTACAGTTTATAGCGAGCTATATCTGCACACAGCGAGGTCAGCACACTGGGGACCGGGTTCAGGGGCAGGTTATAACGGCCATGCAAATAACCATCAATGAGCGCCGAGGCGTCATCGACTGCATGTTGAGCAACCACATCGGAGACAGAGCCTGTCCCGTCGCGGTCCGTCAGCGCCATAAGCTCTCGCTCACCAAAACGCGCCACAAGGTCAGTCACTAAGCAATAACTCATCGCTTAGGCTCCAATTAACGCTTTGTAGCCTTCCCAGACTGCATCGCGGTCAGTTGCGCTTGGCTTGACCGTTTTGCCGTCCACTTCCACCGCTAAGTCGCCCACGCTCGGTTTACCGTCGGCATTAAGCTCCAGCTTGCCGGCTTTGTGTTGAGCGTGAATAGCGGCCACGTAATGCGCCAAACCTTCCGGCTCGAACTTAGATAAGTCCAGCTCGTCCGGCGCTTCGGCATCAAAGGTCACTTTCGTCGGCTCTTTTTTATCGCCTCCGGTGCTTTGACTGGTTGATGATTTGCTTTCGGCCACACGCTGCACGGAAATGCGCGGGTCAGCATCGAGCTGCGCAAACTGTGCTTCGGTCACTTCCAGCTTGTTTTCGCCTTTGACCAGGTCAATGCCGGCACGGCGGTAACCGTCATGGGCGGCGACCATAGCAATGGCTGTAATTAATTTACTCTTAGACATCGTCTTTCCTCGGTTGAAAAAAGCCGCCCGCCGTTACTGCACAGGCGGCTCCAGGGAGAACATCAGCTCAATCGTCTAGTCGAGCCAGCTAACCACTAACACTTCAACGGCTTTGTAGTTCGGGTTACTCGCGCCGCCTTCTTCGTTCATCACTTCGATCACCCGATTCGCCTTGGCGCGGTTCTTCGGGCCAACGACTAACAAGTTAGGACGGACACCCAGCGGACGACCTTCGTCTGACTTCAAGCCCATCATGGATTCCATGGCGGTATCGAAGTTGGCACTAGTGAGGTCAGCTTTCGAGCCAAAGGCCAACTGCCACAAGCCAAAGCCTGCGTTAACCCGCGCATCGACGCCGTACTCAAACTCATCCCGCGACCAGACCGCTTCCGAGGTATCATCCTGACGCGCCTTCAAGTCATAATCGCGACGCTTCTGGAAGATGATCGGTTTTAACGGACGGTTGGTGTCGAGCAGGAACCATGGCACACCGCTGCCGGCTTGCATGTTACTGACTGAGGTATCACCGACTTTGTGATCCGTGTCGAAGAAGTTCTGGCCGTCGTAACACAGCTCATCAAAGCCTTTGGCCAACAGACCAAACACCAGCTCATCTGGGTGTGTCAGTGCGGAATAGCCCATCTCTTCAAACAGCGGCGTGAACACGCCGTAGGTGTCGTCTTCGATGTCATCGCGCGGAATGCCCACGGTTGACTCAAACTTCTCGTTGGTGATTGAGTAGCTGTGCGCTTTTAAGTTTTTGATGACGCGGTCACCAATCCACTTTTGTAAGCGCGGGAACTGACCCAGCCACTTGTAGCTTTCTTCTTTGGTGCTCGATGGGACTTCCGTCGCCACGCGGCTCCATAGCACTTCATTGCTTTTTAAACCCTTGTTAAACGCGGTTTTAATCGCAACGTAAAGCGTGCTCAGGTTCTGTTTATTAACAATCATTACAACGCCCCTTAAGCGATTTCGACCCAGACACCTTTGGCGTCTACGTCAATGATTTTGCCCAAGGCCGAGCGGGTGCCGGTGCCGTCACTGTTTGCCACAGTTTCGTCATCGACTACGTATGCCTGGCCACCAATATCCGTGCGGGTCACACTGCCGTCATTTGTCAGGCAGAAAACACCCCGACGCGAGCGGACGTTCTTTTCACCGGCACTGCCGGCAGAATTGTCCACGTGCTCCTGGCTAATACCCCGCGGCACTAAACCGGTTGCAGTTGCGCCGGGAACGGCATTGCCGGAAGCGTCCAGCATCACAATCGAGCCGCCAAAAATGCGGGTGGATGCCGCCACCGGGTCGGTGACCAGCGTCAGGTCTGAGCGATGCGTATCGCGGTCATTCGTTAATGGCATTACTGACCACCTCGCTGTTTCTTGTAGTCTTCAGGGTCGATATTGCAGGCTTTACAAATCGCCAATTCGTCCGCTGTTAACTCGGTTTCTTCTCCATCCGGCTTGGTGACGGTTTTATCGTCCTTACCAGATGCCTTGTCCTTGCTGTCACGCGTAAGCGCCGCAACCGACGGGCGTGATTCAAGGTTCGATTTGAGCGCTTCAACGCCGTGCTTTTCAGCCAGCTGTTTCGCCCAGGCTTCTTCCGAGGCCAGTAAACGACCTTCCGAGCGCGCCGTGTCAATCAAAGCAGCAATCGCTGCTTCATCACCGCCGCTTTTGAGGGCAGCGATTTGCGTGCGCAACTCGTTAGCCACTTCAATCGGAACGTACTTGGCCGGATCGGCCTGCTGTTGTTTCAGTGCTGCGACTTCTGTCGTCAGCTCATCCGAGGCCTCGGCTTTTGCCTTCAATGCAGCAATTGCCTCATCAGCCTTGTCGGCGAGCTTTTTACAGGCGGCTTTGTCTTCGAGGTCTTTATCCTCAAAGTCGATGCCTAACGTCGTCAGCAGCAGTTTCAGTGCTTCGTTCATCGGACTATCTTCCTGTTGTGGTTGAATGCCCGAGGACTCGGGCGTAGGGGTAAAGTGCTTCATGGCCGCCAGCGATTTCATGCCGTCTAAACCGGGGTCGTTGGTCAGCGCAGCGTGATACAGGTCGGTGACTTCGCCGGTCTCTTTGTCGTAGGCGAACACAGCCGACACATAGCGGTATTCTTCGTTATCGATGTAAGCTTTGGCTTTGGCTGTCCAGCGCGGCTCCAGCGCGAACAGTCCTTCACCAGGCACGTATTCGAGCTCACGGAACCAGCCCGCCGCCGGCGCTTCTTTGCCGTTGGCTTCGGAGTTCAGGGTCTGGTGCTCGTAGTCAAAATGCAGATCGTTAGCGCGGGCAGAAACCTTGCTAATCAAACGGTCGGCCACGTCCTGGTTCATTACCCAGTGCGGGGCATCGAAAGGACGGCCGTCTTTAGCGCGGAACTCACCGTCAGGCAACAACTGGACGCGACGCTTGCCGGAACCGGCGAGCGTAATGATGGTGCTCATAACGGCCATGCCAGACACATCACTGTCCGGGCGGCGGGTCGTCAGAGCGACAATTGGGTTTGGGTGCTTTTTCGTTTTCATGCCGCCCATATTGGCGACACTCGGGGTGAGGTTGGGATTAAAGTGTTTTGCTACTTTTTGAGAGGGTAGCTGTAGTGGTCGGGGGTTGACCAGGCGTTATTACTATCCAGAACAACGGGTCAGTTTTCAATCAAAAGTTGTGGGTTATTACGCGCAGGTGGAAAACCACACCCGCGCAAAACACCCTAACCCCGTTTAAAACCCGTTTAAATTTTCCGCCACGCCATTTTCAGGGGTTACTTTGAACCATCGTAGCGGATAAATCATTTAAGGCGCTTAAAATGCTTCTGAGAGGTGAGCCCGAAAAATCGCGATAACGACGTTTTCATCCTCATCGGATAATCCGAGCCAGGGGCGGGCGGGTAAATTTCTTTTCTCATAACCGAAGTGGTGGGCGGCACCGTATTCCATCGGTGTACCGAACAGCAGTTGCTCCTGGGAGGCGTTGTAATTCAGCGTACCTTTCAAAATGCCGTCTTCTATGAGTATATCGCTGGGGCGCTTTGAGCGTTTCTTGTAATCATCAGACAGCGGGGCCCAGGCATCACCGTCCGGCGACTCGGCGCGGTCAAAACGATCCTGGTGCGACTCAATCAGGTACTCGCCAATCTCGGCATTGGGCTCGGTTAAGTCGGTGCCTTGCTTGCGCAGCGCATCAAGCGCTTGCTTAATAATGGCGGTACTGCCATCAACAACAACGCGTGTACCGGCCATTAGTCTATCTCCTTAAGCAGCGCGTCGCGCTGGCTGGGCTCTTCGACCTGCATCAGAAACGACTCGACCAAGTCATAAATAAAGTCTTTCTCTTCACCTTTGGCCGCACGAATAAGCCGGTTTAACCGCCGCGCATTCTCAATGGTCGGCGATTGATTAACGATCTCTTGTGCGGTCTCTACGACACCTTTACTCATCGTTTCCAGTTTCCTTTTTGCGTTGATGTCATGGCACTGTCTATCTGCTCTTCTATCCAGTCGGCCAAATCGACCGACCATCGGCGCAGCTCGTCGCGGGCAAAAAACCACATCACAAAGTGCTCGGCAAAGAACTCTTCAGCATTGGTGCCGCCGTAACGAGTAATGACTGTGCCACGAATGCGCGGATTCCAGTTAGCCTGGCCGCCCCAAAAGTGAATTTGATGACCGAGCTCATGCAGCCAGGTAATTAACACGCCTTCATCATTATAGCCTTTCTGCCGCAAACGGCGAGACATTGACCATTCGAGCTTGCCGTCGCGCCGCTCGTCCAAAAGCGTTTTTAACTCGGTTTGAATGCGCGTTAAATCGACGTTAGAGAAGCGCGTATCGGCTTTCACCTTAACAACAGTAAAGTCCCAGGGCACTGCCGTATAACCGGCAGCGCGGGTTGCGCGCCCATACGTCCACTGGCGGTCGCGGGCATCGAGGCCAAGATAAGCGGCCACGTCCTCCTGGATGTTGCGCGAGGCTTTATTGTTGGTGCCAATTTCGGTCTGCTTAATAAAGAGTGTCTTGGTCGGGTGCACGGCCATAAACCGGCTGAGCGTATCAACCGAGGGTTTCAGCTCATCCGGAGCGCGTTGCCAGATCGCGTTAAAGGTATCGTTGGTGACGCCTTTGGCGGTCGAAAATAAATCCGGCACCACCCGCTCGGGCGGCTCATAGACTTTGGCTTTGCGCTCGGCTATTTGTGCCAATGAGCGCGTCTCAACGCCAGAGCCGGGTGCGTAGTCAAAGCCCGGGTCGATGCCGCGGGGCATCTCAAAGACTTCACCGGTGACCGTGTCGGTCCACTCATATGTACCGTCATTGGGTGCGTTGCCCGGCGTCAGGCCACGGCGCTGCATTTCGTTTTCAGAGCGGCCATAGACTTTACACTTGCAGCCATAGCCATTGGTCGGGAAGTGCTTCGCCCACCACGGATCGTCTTTTGGCAACACCAGACGGTCCCAGGATAAATGCAACGGTCGCGGCACAATGGAGTCGCCGTGGCGGTATTCCCAAAAAGGAAAGCGTTGCAGTTGAGCGTATCGGCCCGCGTTGTAACTCTGTCTGACGTTGGTTTCATAGATAACCCGGGAGCGCCAGTTCGCGTTGCCGGTATGCGACCAGCCATGGCGCGCCACAATGTTTTTGAACTCACGTTTGAACCACCCAATTGACCGCCCGTTGGCAATGGCCTCATCCACGGCCATGCGAAAGTCGTTGAGCAGGTCGTCTTTCATGGCACCGGCGACCATAAAAGCACGGTCGTGCGCTTTGGCCCAGACATCCGCCCAGCGCTCCGTTGGCACGTTGAGCTTTTGCCGAAAGTACTTTATCGCCTCTTCAAAGGGCAGAGAGCCGTACTGAGCGCTTGGCATTACTCGCCCCTCCATAGCCACTTAAAAACAAGATAAACCGGCCACAGCATGATAATGAAATGCACGGTTAACATGACCAAAAAGAGTGTTCTAAGCGGCTCGTTATGCATTGCCGAATCAAGGCTTCCATCGCGTATAAGCGGGTCAAAATACCGCGTGTTGTGCCACGCGCCAACAGCAAGATAAGCGACTAAACTGAGCATCTCCAGCCAGACCGGCATTACTCACCGTCCTCCACATCCGAGCGACCGGCCAGCTCAGCGGCCAGCATCGATTGCGCTATCAGGTTGCCCATTTGCTCGCTGTCAATATCCAGCTCGGCCAGTGCGTCCTGAAGCTCTTCCAGGGACTCGGCCTGCTCAACGAGCTGACGCACTTCGTCGGTCATATTCTCCAGCATGGGAGCCATGCGCTGTTGCAGCTGGCTGATAAAATCATCGGTCGCGTCATCGTCAATATCGCTCTCACGACGCAATGACACAATGCGCCGATTCGCGGCTTTTGGCTCGGGCTCTGCCGGTGGTACCAATGATTTGCTATTGGAGACAACCAGCAAGTCGTCATCGTCTTTGGCTTCGGGAATGTTGGTTTTCTCATGCGCCCACTGCTTAGAAATACGCATCCCCATGCCCACCAGTTTCGGTACCGACTCGCTGAAGCTTTTTAAATCCTCGGCGTCTTTGGTGTCGAACTTAAAGCGCAGGCGGCGATGCTCACTGGTAAAGCTGGTGCCGTTCAGCATATAAAACGGCATGATGAGCTGTGAGGTCAGTGTGCGGCCAATTTGCTTAACATCCGAGTCACGCAGCTCCTGGCGCACTTCGTTGTGCACGTTGCCGAGCGCATTGGTCGAGGTCTTGCCGTCGGCCTGCGAGGTCAGTGTACCACCAAGGATTGCTTTGGACTGCGATTGCTCCGCCCAGGTGATCATGGTTTTGTATGGATCGGATGAGCCTTTGGCCGCGTCTTTAAATTCGATTTCCATGCCTTTGGGAATGATGCCGCCGGCATTATGGCCAATCGACATCACCGCCCGCAGCAGGGTGCTTTTTTCATCGCGGGTGGCTCCGGTCGGGTATTTGCCCAGGCGCAGCGGCAGACCGTAAATCTCAAGAAACTCGGCCAAGTCACGCACGGAGTAGTTCTTAAACAGGAACGGCCAGGCCAGTACACGCACCAGACCGGTACGGGCAACGTAACCGCTTTTAGCCTGGTGGCGGTGCACTATCCAGTTGAGCGGTTCGAGTGCCGCACCTTCCGGCGTGTGATCACGCAGTCGCAGCTCATTACGATAAAGCGTATGGGTTTTAAACCACGCCGGGTCGCGCCACTCAAGCTCGGGCGTCCACAGCTTCTGCTCGTATTGCCACTTCATTTCAGTGGCGCTGAAGCCTTTGGTGATAGCATCACCCATATTCAGGATCAGGTCATCGAGGAAGTCGCCGTCTTCAAGCCATTCGGTGATCATCTCGGCGTCACGTTTTTCGGCTTTGCTGGCGTCCTTGGGTGGTTCAATGGTCCAGTCTACGCCCAGCATGGCGCGCTTACGTTTTTGCAGCTCACTGAAGATGTGGGCGTCTTTTTCTTCCATGTCTTCAGCCAATTCGCACTGGGCCACGATATTACCCAGCTCGGCGTCATTTAGTATGGCGGCCAGCTTGGTCGGGGTCAGTCCACGTGATGGGTGGTTGCTAAAGTGCTGCAATAAGTGCGCAACTTCAGAGCGCTCTGTTTGCGCCTCTTGAAGAGCGGTTAAATCAATCTTATCGCCGTTATAAACTTTTACTCTTGGTTTCATAAGGCTCTCCTACCATGCACCGTCGAACGGCTCGTAAACATCGACATCATCGTCATCATCCCACTCACTGCGTTTCGCCGGCAGCGCCTCGAACTCAATCGGCGAGCCGTCCATCCAACTGGCGCGCTCGGCCATCGCCAAGGCAACCGCAAAGTCACCGTGGCGCTGAGTGCCGTCAGACTGTTTGTCGCTGCCTTTATCAATTTTGGGAACGCCGTTTTTAACCTGAACCTTGGCAAAGTCATCCAGGACGTTCTGATGACGCGGCAACTCATACATGCCGTCTTCAAATGAGGCTTTTAGCTTCGGCATCCATTCGCGGTACCAGTTGTCGTTTAACATGACCTGGTCCACCATTTCGACGCCGTACTTAAGTGCAGCGGCCTCAGCTAAGTACCCGCCGTTACCGGTGGCATCAAACGCCATGGCGCGCAAACGGGGTAGACGCTCCAGAATATAAAACATGATCTGGCGCTGGCCGTCGTAAGTCAGCTTGGACAGCTCCACCACAAACGGGGTGCGCTTGGATAAGTCCGGCTTAATTTCCAGTGGCAAAAATACGGACATATCGCCACGGCGGGCAAAGTCCTCACCAAACACATGCTGGTTTAGCGGGTTCAATTGCTCCAGTAGCGGCAGCAGGTGCGTTTCGCACCACATATCAATAAAGAGGTTGCGGGCTTCTTCAGTGCGCAGCTCAAAGTCTTTCGGGGCTTGTAACGTCACAATCGGGATAGAGCGGTCGCGCACCATGGCGTTTTCTATGAGCACGCGTTTAATGTAGTGACCACCGGATTGCTTCGGTACACAGCCATACTCTTCATTGGCCGAGGCTTCGTCCGGGGCGTTCTTATAGAGGTCATCACGCCACTTTTGCTGCTTCTCTAACGACCATTCCTGCCCTGTCACAAAGCAGATGCGTTTATACAGCCCTTCCTTGATGGCATCATCCAGGGTAATGGTGTGCACCGAGTAGTCTTTTTTGCCCGCCCGGGCGTCATTGATGTACTGGTTAAACAGGTTATCAACGCCGTTATGCGTCGATATGATGCGGATGCGGTTGCCCCACATGGTTAATGCCATGGCGGCTTTTAACAGCTCGTCCAGGGACTCATGGAAGGCGGCTTCATCGATGATCACATCACCCTGCAAACCCCGAAGGTTCGAGGGACGCGAGCTGAGTGCCTGAATTTTAAATCCGCTGTTAGGGAAGCGGATCATATAACTGAGGATTTCTTCCTGTTTTCCTTCGTCCCAAAAGGGCTGCTCATACACATCGGCCTGAGCCAGTTGGTTGTAGGCTTTGGCAAACAACGAGCAGGCGGCAATGTACTCTAGCGCCATTTCTTTTTTAGAGCCGACATAAAAGGCGTTACCGCCACCGCGTTGCTTAGGTTTGGATGCTGTTAAAACATTATCGCTGGCTTCTGCCCAGGTGATACCCGTACGGCGCGACTTTTCGGCAATCTTAATGTTGGCGTCATCTTCCATCCAGCGCGCCTGATAAGGCAATAACACCGGCTGTTTGGCCGGTGAAAGTCGCAAGTCGCTGTCATGGGCATCCACCCCGGCCAGTTGGCACTCTTCGCGTAAATCTATCTTGCGCGGTGGTGCCGTTGGCCGCACCCTCATTTTAGCCATCGCTATATCCTGTCATGGTTATTCCCGGCCCAGTAGAATGCCGCGAATTCGGTCTTCCAGCTCTTCCGACATGCCATCAACACCGCGCAGGTCATTTTCAACGTCTTCGGCCATGCGTTTGCGCAATTCAAGCTCGCGCTTGGTCGATTCAACCGCCGCTTTTTCCAGCCGTTCAATGGCGTGTGAAAGGTCTTTTAACATCTTCGGTTCAACGGCTTCACCGCTGTCGCTCATCTTCAACACCTGGTCAAACGCAAGCGTTCGCACCATCTCAATCAGCAGTTGTGAGACTTCGCCGGAGGGCTCGGTACCGAGCTTGGCTATCCACTGGTCAGAAACGGCGCGCGCTTCTCGAATGCGTTGACCCACGGTCTCCATCGAGGTGGCGTAGCGGTTTAAGCCCGAGCGTGACAGCTTCAGCTCATCCGGCAGACCTGACGCATCAATGGCCTGATTGACCTGCTCAAGAATATCCGCCTGAGTCAGCCGGCCATCGCGCAACAGCTTGTCCAGGCGCTCTTTAATTTGCCCCGGTAACTGATCCACTTTGCTGGGTTTGCCGCGTGTTTTTTTAGTCATGTCAGGCTCTCCGGCGTTTTACGCCCGGCCATGTAATGATGCCCTCGGCCACGTCCTGCCCCTGGGTTGTCAACTTGGCAATGGTGTAGCCGGTATGAGAGTCCAACGTGACCAGCCCCTGAGTCTCCAGCCAGTGCAGGTTGCCCCGACATTCGTCGCTACTCATTGAGTTACCAAAGTGCGCACACACCGTGCGAATTTCGCTATCATTCATGCGATAACTGGGCTCATTGACCAACGCAATTAAGATCGATAGGCGGAAGCTCTCCGCCCGAATTTGGCGCAAACTCATTTCTTGTTTAGCTCCTTTTCGAACAGCATATCGACGTGGTTGCTAAGCTGTTTTATGGATGGCTCCAACCGCTTAATATCAGAGCTGACTTGCCCGAGCTGTCGCTCAAGCTGCCTGATTTCGTTGTGACTGGGCGCGTTATCAACGGCATCCTCAACACGACTTAACCGCACATGGACCTTTTGCAGCTCCTTCTCATTTTTCTCCTGGGCCGTTCGCGAGGCAAAGTGCTTGGACAGCACCAAGAACCCCAAAAACGCCAATATCTGAAGCGCCGCGATAATGTAAGGCGCGAAGTCCACTAGCCACTGCATCACAATCCCTTCCTCCGTTCGTAATCCTGCTGGCAACTTATACAGCGCACCGCATCGGGAATATGCTTAAGGCGCACTGGGTCAATGTCGTCAAGGCAATCAATGCAGACCTGAATACCCTCAATAAACATCGGCTGTTCGGACGGTCGTCTTTTCGCGGCATTGATAGCGCGGTCTCGGTGCATCTGCTCCAACTTTTGGGCGCGGTCAAACTGATCCATTCTTTTTACCCAAAAACTTGAATTTATTGCCAAAGCCGTCGAGTGTGCGGAAGCCCATGTAAGCCAGTGTGGGCGCTAAAAACATGCCGGCGATTTCCCAGCTGGCCCCGTCGCCTTTATCGAACACAGCCAGCAGTTCAAACAGCGCGATATAAGCAAAGCCGAAGTAGAACGCCCGACGGGCAATCTTAGGCCGAGTGCGGCGCACGTATTCATCTTCTGCGTTGTCACCGCTTCGAATGGTTTCCTGTTGCTGCTCGTGTTGGTGCTGCCGGTCTTTCAACTTGGCCAAAGCCGCCTGGTGCTCAAGCTCACGCAATTGCTTGCGCTCTTCGCTTTCCATTCGCTTCAGCTCAACCATGGCTTTCGGGTCGGTCTGTAGCTTCTCTAAGACCTTTTCCGGGCTGTCTTCAACACCCAGCCAACTGGCGATTAATGATCCGGTCGCACCGCCCGCCGGTCCTCCTAACAGTGAGCCAACGACCGGAGCCGCACCACCGATAAACTCTTTTACTTTATCCCACATCAGATGCTCCATAGCGTTTGCCAAACAGACGTTGGCGGGTTTGGTTAAACAGGCGACGGCCAGCATCGTCATTACTTTCCGTTCGCTCATTCATTACCATCATCTGGTCAATATCGATATCGCTCACAGCGAACCATCCAGCTTTGTAACTCTCAGCTAAGTGGACCGGACCAAACGGGTTTTTAAAGGTGATTTCAGTGCCGTTTAAACGGTGGTTAAACTCAGCAATAAGGCGCTCGTTCCAGCCCTCCACAAAGCGTTTCTTAAAACCATGAAAGCCTATCTTAGGAATGTTTGCTGAAGGTATTTGAATTGGCGGCTTAGTCATTACACACCAACCAATTCGAAGTGAGGGCCATCGATAAAATCATGGTCACTGGAGTCGCCATCGCGATCCCAGTCACCACCCCAGAGTAGATTTACATCAAGCTCGCTCGCCGCCTGAAGCATGGCCTCAGCAACGCGGCGAAAAGCACTAAATTCATTCCAGGGGATTTCCCCATTTACCCAAGGCCAGAGGTCGACGGCGTGGCTCATACCATCAGATTGTGCCAGGTGTTTACTTTCCATGGTCTTGGAAACACCTTTACGCACATTTTCTCGCTGCTCCTCGATGCTTCGAATACCGGCGCCAACGATAAAATCTACTTGGCTAATCTGAATAGCGCGGGCTACAACGACGCAAAGTTGTGGGTGGCATTGTTTAAGTCGCAGTAAACTGGCGTTGCTCAGTCGAAAGTTACTCATCGCAACCTCCACGCAAGCTATCTACCGTCAGGCAGTGAAGCGAGACGAGCCGTTGGTATGGTTTAAATATTTCGGAATTTAAAATGTTCATAGCCGCCATGGTGGCGGCTATTGGTCAAACGTGGGGATTAAAGCGTTTTGCTACTTTTTGAAAGGTCAGGGAAAAGGTTGTGTTGACGGCGTTCGCGCTCTAACTGCCGTTGCTCACGCAAAATGGCGTATATCTGCTGGCTGGTTAAGCTGTACTCGCGTTGAAGTACATCGATGTTACGGCCATTGTAACGCTGCCAAATATCGACATCGCGCAGGGCTTTTTTCAGTCGCTCATCACGGGGCAAGTAGTACTGACGACCGCCCATGTGGTGCGCCTGACGTGCGACCAAACGCTTTGCCAGCTTCAGTGCCTTGCTTTCATCCAGCTTAGCAGAGCTTGTCATTTCGTCTTTAAAAATACTGACCAGCTCGGCCAATGCGTGCGGCCATGCTGTTGAATCAAGCTCTATATCTTCCGCTTTGCTCAACAATTCATCAAGGTTTTTATCGTCTTCGAACATTTCATTCTGCATTTTTACGCTCCTTGTGAGCCTTACGACACGCCTCAAAGACCTCGGTCACCTGTGAGTACGGCAATGGCTCGTCCTTGTCCAAGAGCGCATAACTATACCCGAATTCGGTGTCTAACCAATTGATCATCAAACGCTTATGCCATTTTTTTAATGACTCAAGCACTTTAAAGGCGCGGTCGTAGCTCAGCCAGCCAACGTGACGAACCCCTGTCATCCGAAACACCCACTTATCGAGGGCTTCTTCCGAGCCGTCTTTTAACAAGTCATCTTTGGCCGCTTGTATCCAGATAGCGCGAATGACCCTAATTTCAGGCCATTTAACCGGCTTTTTGGATGATGGCGACTGACGCTTTTTGCTTTTTTTAGCGCGCTTTTTAAACCCCTTGTCTTCAAAGTGATTGAGCACCTTTTGCAGCTCCACCACGGTCATGCCTTTGCACGATGTTTTTTGACAAACGCCCTGCAATGCAGCGCGATAGGTCTCGTCATCGAGACGCAATTCACGCTTGGCTACGTGGATCAGCTGTATCAGTTTTGCCTTGCTATTCATTATTCACCTCGGCTGCTCATCAGTGACTGGCAACCACGCCAGCCAGACGCCCCCCAGGGCGTTTCGCTTAGTTAGGTAAGGAATTGAATGTTATTACGAATGAAAACATAGAGCTTTTCGGCTGGTATTTTGGGTAAGTGCTCGGGTCTTAACTTAAGCATTTGCTCTATGCTACCGGCCACTTCAAAGGCTACTTCCAACTCTGCAACTATCGAAAACAAAGACTCTGCAATAGGTTGGGGAAGCGTTTCGCCGTCGCAAAACTTCTCTAAATGATAAGCAACATACGAGGCTTTATCTTTTTCCAATTTTCTTCTGAATGCTAAATATCCAGCGTCTTCGAGAGTATGCTCTTCTTCGCCATAAAGAATGAATACCTCCGAAACGCCGAGCAATGTTATCTCATCCAATACATTGGATACCTCAAATGGAATTTTTTCCGTGCCTATATCAAAAAATGCTTCCAAAAGAATGCCTTGGTAAAGCATTTCACAAAAATTCTCGTAGTATTCAGGTTTGCCCTTCAAGCCTATTGCTTCAGCGGTTTGAGCAATTCGACGATCCAAACCATTCCATACGATTCCTTCAGCGCTAATCATGTCTGTTCTCCAATTAAAAAAGTAAAGCTTTTGGCTGCTCATCAGTGGCTGGCAACCACGCCAGCCAGACGCCCCGAAGGGCGTTTCGCTTAGGTTTTTACGCTGTTTCCGAACACCCAATCCCACACGCGCTTAATGAGTGGTTGGCGAGTGCGCTCGTGGAGCTTCCGCAAGCAGTCAATGGCAATATTCATATCCCGGGCGCACTCCCAAAGGGTGTTTATTTTTTCTTTGTTTTCGATGACCTGGGCTTCCAGCAGGTTGGCTTCGGACGGCTTGCTTTCCTGATTATCTTCCGGCTGTCCTGATAACGTGCCGTACAGCTCGATTCTCAGGCTATCCTTAACGTCTAGCGCGATACCTTTGGTGCGGGCATCGATGTACTTCAGCGCTTCTTCTGCCGCTTTCCGTAGCGCCTGGTATTTTTCAGTCGGCGTATCCTCTAGCAACATTTCGCCTTTACCTGTAATCAACCAGTTGGCGTTAATTCCTAGTTCGATATATTTCCCCAAAACCCTGAACGAAGGCTCCGTTAAGCCGCGTTCATTTGACTGGTACCCACGCATTGTCATGCCAACGAGCCGAGCGAAATCAGTTTGGTTTAAAGCGGTCCAGGTCCTGACTTTTTTTATGCGATCGGTTAACTCAGACATGACTACTCTCCTGCTTTATCGGACCATAAAACGAGGTAGTCACACGGCGGTTAACCACTTCCTTGATTTCGTTCAGGTGCTCTTTAAGCACTTGATGACGACTTAACAGCTCGTCGGTGCCAACCTTTTCCAAGTCGGCTTTGGTCGTCCAGGCGTAAAACTTCATGCTGGAATCGTTGGCCGACTCAGCCTGCTTTTGCTCTCGCTCTTTACGCTGAACTTCCTCTGTGATGGGGTTGCTGGCCAATAATGGCTTACGCCACGGGTGCTCCGGTGCAGGTTTGGATGATGTTGGCTCCGCTTGCACGGTTTCCGCCTGGATGTCATTGGACTCTGGCTCTTCGGACTCTTGCTGGTTTCCTAACGCCTGCTCTAAGAACTCCTCACCATGGGCAATAGCTTCTTTGCCTGCTGGAGTAACCGTGTACTGGCCGTTGCCCAGGCGCTTAACAAAGCAAGCATCCATCAGTTGCACGGCCAGCTCTTTCCAGTCCGAATACGCCATTACCGGATAGCTTTCACCCCGTGGCTCGATGACTGCCCGTAGGCCGCAGGGTTGCACCTCCTGCAAGGTCTTTAAAAAATCGAGTTTCATTGTTCTGCCTCGTTGTTTTGGTTCAATGTTTGGCTGCTCATCAGTGCCTGGCCGCCACGCCTGACAGACGCCCGCGAACGGGCGTTTCGCTATACCTTGGTAAAATCGACGGAAATAGGCTTGTAATCACCCGCGCTGTCACGCTCGTAAAAGCGCATGTACTCTTTGCTGCCGACCACATTGATGGCATCAGAAATGGCGTCCATGGCTTTTTGCCAGCGCTCGTCCTCAATCTCGTAGCGACGCAGTGCCAGCACTTCGCGGGTGTTGATGTTGCCCTCTTTGTCGGTCTCGAAAACGCGCTCGACCAAGGTTTTAAGCTCGGAGCGGGCATCCTGCGACCAGTCGCGGACACACTCTTTAATGAGTTTTTCCGCCACCTGCAATTCAGGCCCCAGGGTGATACGGTCCTGAACGGCGACCGATAGCTTGTAACGGCCATCAAATGAATAGATGGTCACGTTGCCTTTTTTGCCGCCAACAGAGGTCTGGTAGCGCTCGGCTATCATTTCCATGAAGGTGCCAAAGTCGTCGAATAACGCCTTTTTAAAGGCTTTTAAATCGCCGTTTTTCTCTTTGGCTTTGGTGACCATTTCGTTCACAAAGTCGTCTTTTAAAATGTCCAACTCGTGGATCTGGTCAATCGGAATCAGACGGCCTTTGGCGTCTTTTTTATACTGCTCTTGTTGCATTGGTCTTCCCCTAGTGCACTTGGTCAATGATGCGTTCGTTCAGCCAGCGCACAGCGCAGCCTTCGAACATTCCGGTACGGATTCTGACGAGCTCACCGCCGCCCCGGCGAATTGATACTTCGGCAGGGCGCTGCGCAAAGCGCACACCCTTGGGTGGTTCAATGGTGATCACCGGCTTGCTGGCCGAGATACACACATTGCACACGGTGATATTGAGCGCCTGAAGCTTTTCCACTGCCTGAATTGCAACGGCCCAGTTTTGTTGTTGTTTGGTCATGTCACTCACCTTTATTTGCTGTTTTTAGGCGTGCTGCGAGGTTGTGTACTTCGCTCTCCAGCAGCTGAATGTAAGTCAATTGCGCGTCTTTGCTGCTGTCTTCCTGGCTGGTTGCCTGGGTCTTTAGCAGGTGTAGCGTGCGGTGCGGGTTGTATTCCTGTGGCTCGTCGGTGCTGACGTAAAGCGTGGGAATAACCTCACCGCCGAACTGTTGCTTCTGCTGACTATGCGGACAGCCACTGCGACAGGCTTTGAAAAAACGCAGGTTCATCGGGTTACTGCCCGGCTTTTTGCGCTGATTGCTAAAGCATTGCTGCGCCGGTATTTCACCGGCGACCGGGCATTCCACGGTACGGTTAAAGAACACGCCTTCAACGCGCGCTTTCATCCGATCAAGGTTGCCGGGGTATTTGCCGTTCACCAGCTGGGAGACTGCCGCACGGCTGGTCTCCATCATTTCAGCCACAGCGCCCAGGCCTTGTTTGCTAACTTCGCGCTTTAATACGTCTATCCATTGCATGATTCAGCCTCCACTTTGCGTACTTCACCGGTGTTGGGGTCAGAGCAGGTTTGCGGTGCAACGCGAGGGTAGTCAGGGCCCGTATTGCGCAGCAGGCGATAGCGGGCATAGCCGGCCACTTCGCCCGGACGACCATTGTTGACTTTGCGCACGTAACCCCAGCGAATAAGCTCGTTCACGTAGCGTGACACCAGCGCCATGCTGACATCAGCCGCGGCGCACACTTCGGGCTTGGTGAAGGCCCGGCAAATGCGCAGTGTATTCCAGATTTTCTGACGTGCCGGTAAGGCAAGGTCGATGGGCTTGCTGGTCACTTGAAAGACCTTTAAACGCTTTTTTAAACGGCCTTCAGTAAAGCCAATCTCTTCGACATAGCCCTTACGGCGAAGGCGGTTAACCATGGTTTGCGCATGAGTGCGGGACACATCCAGCTTGCGCATGACATCGTAGCGAGTGAACTGGCCGAGCTCGCGCATAACGGCTAACTGACACTCGGCGGTTACTGACAACTTTTTATGATCCATTGGATTATCCTTATTATCTTTAGCGCACCGTTGCTGTTAACGGCGTTGCAACAGGAACAACGGCTCTTTGCCCCAGCTGCGGCGGTCTACTGCGTCGAGCTTGTTTGCCATGGCAAAACGCTCAATCTTTTCCAGGGCAACGAGTATTTGCCGCATTTCGCCACCGCTCTCGTTGCAGATGTAGCTGAGCATGTCCTCTTTGATGTCCAGCTCAATTTCGAACAACTCTTTAACCAGCATTTCCATGTCGTCCAGGTCAGCCGGTTGAAACTCGACCCACTCAGAGATGCGGTTAAACATTTGCTTGCGATGGCTGATGCGACGGGCAATTTGCTCCATGCCAATCAGTACAATTGGCTCTTCGGCGCTATCGTAAATGTCGCGAATGGTTTCCATGATGCGGGTGTTATTGACGATATGGTCTGCCTCATCAATAAACAGCGAGCAGTGGTCCATGACCATGCGCTCAATCACCTGGCCAACCATGTTGGATAGTGGTGGACGTGGTACCTCACCCATCTCCTGCAACACGCGACCCAAGAACGAGCTGGGGGTGTCGGTGGCATAGCAGCGCACATAAACGCTGCGGGTTTGGTTGAACATCCAGACAACGGTAGTGGTTTTACCGAAGCCAGAGGGGCCGTGAATCAATCCCAAGCCTGGAATAATTGATGACCGACTCTGTAAGTTACGTAACAGATTCATTGATTTGTTAACGTTTTTGACTGTAACCACTTTATGTTTCATAATTTAAGTCCTCTTTTGGGGTGGTAATTTACGGGCACGCTAGCCGTTTTTCGCTCGTTTAGCGTGCTCGTAGGTTGCGACTTGACGCCATGCTTTAACCTGCATTTCGCCAACGTCACTCATCATGTAATCCTCAACTTTCATTTGTTCTTCTTCGGTTAAACCTTCCTCCAGCTCTTTGTAAATGAGCATTTGAATCAGGTCCGCCTCGGTACGGATGACTTTCTGGCGACGCTCGCGGATAGGTGCTTCCTGAGTCCTCAATTCCTCTTTCTCGCGCTGCTGCTCGGCGAGCATCTCGCTGATGCTTTTAGCCTCGACGGTGTCTTTAAATTCAGAGGTTTGCGCTGAGCGTTTAATAGCCGCTTCAATATCGCCAAATGGGTTGGTAGCCTGAACGGGCGCTCTTTCAAAGCCAGTAACGTTTTGCTTGGCTTGTTTAGCAGCCTCAAGAGGGGCTTTATGCAGGTTTTTAATATCAAACGACTTAGCCTTGGAGTTATGCTCCCTGAGCAGTCCGCGTAGCTTGCGCTGTCCCTCGGCTCGTGCTTTTTGGAATGGCGCGCGGTCAATTTCATTGCCGACCAACTCTTTGTCGTATGCAACGATGACCTGGCCGGTACCATCCGTTCCTTTAGGTGTACAAAAAACGCGACCTAAGTTCTCAGGGTCGTAATGAACATCCACTTCGAGGTAAGCAGTGGTCGGATCTTGGAATTCTTCCGCGGCATATTCACGGTTGTTCAGCTTAATAGCGCCGCGAGTGACTGACCGCGATCCGGCGTAATTCATACAAACCACAAGCTGACGCTCGTCTACAACACGCTTCTGATAGCGAGACTCACGGTAAACCTGGTTAGGCGTTTTTTTATTCAGGCCGGAATGAGGCTTGTCGTGGTACATATCGACCCACTGATTGATGATCTCCTGAAGCTCATAAGACGTCAGGCTGCTTTCAATAATCTCTCCGCCGTTGCGTTTCTTGGCTGCCAGGCGCTGCGCAAAACTCTTAACCGCCTCAATGCGTTTTCGCTCCGCAACGTTGTGGCCACAAAATTCAGCCATCCATTCCAGGATGGAATGGTTTAACGTTCTGAAAGCCCTCTCGATGAACGATTTTTCCCAACCGGAGTAGGCATTACTGATGGTTTGCTCGACCTGGAGTCGCTTTAACGCCATTTTTACTGCGTTACTTTTGTAATCAGCACCTTGGTCTGTTTTTACGCAGCCGCCATCATTTGGCAATCCCCAGTCCATAATCATGTGTTTAAGCAGTGTTAAAATGCTTTCAGAGTTGCTCTGAGGCGCAACAATGACTTTTAATCGGCGCGTATAAACATCAATCCCCGCAACCAGGTGGAAGCGACCATCCTGCAAAATAACGTCAGCCGGGGTGCTATCTAATTGCCACAAATCGTTAGGGTAGCGACCGGTATCATCGCGACTGAATAAGGGGCGGATATAATTGTTGTACCCATCAGGGTCTGTGCTCAGTGCAATTAAAGCGCGGTTATTCTCTACCCAGGGTTTAATATAACGGCGAATAGATGATGGGCTGGGTACATGCCAATCACGCCCTTCGGTCACCTTTTTGGACGCGATAAGCTGGCGTATTTGTATAGCCTTCGTTGTCAGGCTCGGACGCTTTAATATCAGGCCTTGAATAAACTCAGCCAGCTCTGGCTGATTGGCGATTTTGTTCTGTTTCCGCTTACGATACTGACCGGTAAGACCGACAAAACCTTTTTCCTTATAGTCCTTCTCCCAGCGATAAAGCGTGGTATAGCTTATACGGGGCTTAGTTTTTAGCGTATCGGCATTTACTTCGACTTCACCACGATTGTATGCCTTGGCAAAGTTTTCGTGAGCCAGCCGGCCTGAGCCGTGCTCTTGCGAATACAGTGACCAGTGGAACAGAATGTCACTAGCTGCTTTACCACGTGCGATAGCAGCGTCGCTCAAGCCTTCGAAGATCGTTCGGTACTCTTCCGAACTCTTGGTTTGAAGATAATGCGCTTTTACCGTCTCAAGCGTTTCAACATCGAGAGAGTGCACTAAAATGAACCGTTTTGGTTTTCCGCTACCAACCTTTTTAGGCTCTGTTTCAGCCCAGCCTAGACGCTCTTTTAAACGGTAAACCGTTCGCTCTTGCTTGCCGATAATATCGGCCAGTTCAGCTGCGGATATTTCATCAGGGATTAAAGATTGCTCAAGCGTCATATCGACCTCCCTGAACCCATGGCTCCTGATTATTTAGCACTTTCGTTATCCAAGAAGATTCAATAGCCTGAGTTTTGGTGTTGATCAGAGTGACCACTGCGCAGCGTCCGCCATTTAACAAAACGTCCACTGGAGAGGAATCGACTGCTAACTTCTCAGCACCTTGTGCGTTAACGAATAAAAAGTTCATGACGGCTCTCCTTGTCGCTTATCAGAAGCTTTTGTACTATGCTCTGCACGATAGGTTTTGTGACTTCTTCGGCCCATTGGTAAACGAATAGGCTTGTTGTTGCTGTCATAACGACTTGGCCATATATCCCAAGGGTTCAAAGATAAGGCCTCAGCTATTGCTTTTTCAGCTTTAGGCCAACGTTGACGCAATGCCTTTGTGCAAAACGTAGCGTCCATATTGTTGTGAATAGATAACTGGCGAAGAGTCCAGCCCGCTTTTTCCAATGCACACTTGATGTCAGCAGGGTGCATATCTTGAGCGGGACCAGCTGCCACGCTGGCTTTTTTTCGGCTTTTTTTGTTCCTCATGCAGAGCAACTATGAACAAAAAAGGTTTACGTTGCAATAATATCGGTGTAAATAAATTGTTCTTAGTGCGTAAGCACCTGAAAAATAAGAGATTAAAAAATGGCGAGACAAGTAGATGATGCGGTTGGAGTGCGGTTGAAAAAGGCTCGGACGCTACTTGGGTACAACCAAACCGATTTCGCGGAAATGGTAGATATGTCGATGCGAGGCTACCAGGCAAACGAGAGGGGCATAAGCAACCCATCTTCAGTTGTGTTGAAAAAATTTGCCGACCTGGGTGTTAGTCCGCTTTGGCTGCTGACCGGTAACGGAAATATGATGCTGGATAAAACTTCAAAGCAAATTTATGAGGATGCAGATAATTCAGCGACAGAAACGAAAGCAATAGTAGACGCTTTAAATTTAATATTTGATAACCTCATGGAGACTACTCCGCCAGAAACAAAGATTAATAATACTCATGAGATATATGACGAAATTGGAATTAAAAACCACGTCGCATTTCATAAATTAATTAATGAGCTCAGCGAGCCATTTAAATCGTTTTATTTATTGCCGGTTATTAACCCGAAGAACGAGTCAGCCTTCCACGATTTCGGATCAGATTTAGACCTTTATAATTTTCACCCCGTACGCCGCAGCTGGGTGGCAGATAAAAAACTCGACCCCAAACACTTAAAAGCGGCTTTCCCTACCGATGAAGCAATGGCACCGACAATTGCCCAGGGAGAGATCGCAATCATTGATGACCGAGCCTCGTTATCCAGCAGCGGCATTTATGTGGTTAGCGTCCAGGGGAAGGTATTCATGCGAAGAGTGGAGCATAAAATCAACGGCCTTCATTTAATGACCGATAACGAGCATTACTCTAACGAACAACTGAACCAGGAAGACAGTAAAAAAGTTGAGGTGATTGGGAAAGTGGTTCGAATCGATAAGCACTTAGATAGATTTTAATGATGTCAAAAAGTCCCATTATAAATGTTATTTATAATGCTCGTACGGTGCGGCCTGCAAGCCTATTTTCGGACGTCAACCTGGACGGCTCTGAAATCAACAATTTCCGCACCGATAAATTTACAACAAACAGCCTTTAAACCGCTTTTTAAAAGGCGTTGAGCAAATCCGGCATTTAAACGCAGCGTGTCGCTAACCTCTGGATTCTGTAAAAAAGTTTGTGACACAGCCTCAACCGAACCAAAACAGAGGGGCATCGTCGCGCACAGCGTCACGACTAGCTTTACTCAGATTCTCCCGCATGATTTTAGATTCTCCCGCGTTTCAGTTTCACTGCACTGGTGATTTAATCTAGGTGACCCGTTACACGTTGTGGGAAGGCGATGACGATATCAT